AAACCGCCTGCTCACTAAAGATATCCTGAGAAGTAATATTGATATCTTCAGATAGGATTTTTCCATTCACTTTCCGGTTGTTTGGAACTGCACCCTTAGCCAAATCCACCGTTTCCACTAAACCAAGGTTTTTAAAAACTCGCCAATCCGTGATAATTTCGATAATAATAGTATTATATTGGTATTATTCAGGGTTACATATGGCAAAGATTGGCTATGTTCGGGTGTCAACAAATGACCAAAACAGTGATTTACAGCGAAACGCATTGATAAGTATAAATTGTGAACAAATTTTTGAGGATAAAATTAGCGGAAAAACATCCAACAGACCAGGTTTAAAACGAGCTTTAAAACTACTTAAAAAAGGTGACACTCTAGTCGTTTGGAAATTGGATCGACTAGGGCGTAGCGTAAAAAATATGGTGACTTTGATTTCCGATTTAAGTGAACGCGGTATTCATTTTCAAAGCTTGACTGATAGCATTGATACCAGTACTTCTATGGGACGATTTTTCTTTCATGTTATGAGTGCATTGGCTGAAATGGAGCGGGAATTAATCGTAGAAAGAACAAATGCAGGATTAATAGCTGCTCGTGCCCAAGGGAGAATTGGTGGTAGACCAGTATCACTTTCATTTGTTGAACAACAACAAGCAGCAAGATTGCTGGCAAAAGGCCACACACGGAAACAGTTATCATTAATTTACAACATATCGTTATCTACAATATATAAATATTTTCCAGTAAATAAAACAAATTGTCGATCAAATTAGTATTTTCAGTGCGGCTAGTTAAATGTTTAATTTTGTATTCATAATATCCAAGGCTAATTGGTTATTAATTTATCCAAAATATATCACGTTTCTTTTCTATACAAAAAACTTCCGCCGCACTATACGATATAAAGAAACAATGGAATAAGTTAACAATCAGCTATTGCTAGCAAAAGAATCTATTGTGTATGAAATCCACTGCATCTGGACGTTTTTGGGTAACGAATTGCCATCAGCATAGGATTTACACATCTAAGTAAATTAATTTATTTACAATTGAAAAGTGTGTCAGTACCTGGAAATCACTAGGTAAACGCGACCAATAAAGTTGATTTCATTAATTGCACAGTCAAAAGTTACATCGTTATCACAAACTCGGATCTTACTGACTGGGATTCTTGTAATTTTTTTAATGCTGTGCATGCCTTCAATATCAATTAACCATAAACCATCTTGAACATCAGGTTCTTCTGTATCTAGCAAATACCAAGTTTTATTGTTATCGACAATAAGAGGTTTTTTTATTTCTCTGGCAATCAGTTGATTATCTAAAATCACTGGATCGTCATCGCTCAGCTTTCCACCAATCAATTTAACGCGTTGTATTTTCGGGGTAATAATGTTTTTTAAAGATTCCTTTTTCTTTTCTCCATCAGGGAACATTTCTCCTTGTCCTGTGCTTAGCCATAACAATGAAGCATTGGTTTCAAGGTTGCATTGAATAACCCAATCGGCTGGAAAGCTGTCCCTTAAATAACGGTTTGCCATTGTGCTTTTAGACACGCCTAAATGGTCGCTCAATGCTTGACGTGATTTAAAACTATATGCACTGATAAGGCGTTCGATAGCTTGCTTTCCTCCACTATCTGCACCCATTTTTATCTCAGTTATGTTTTTTTTCATTGAAAGTACAGTTTAGTGAGTTTGCCGTCTCCACAAAGCCCTCTGATTAAGAGCTATAGTGATCCCAAATAAATTTATTAGATCCGATAGAGGATATTGCATCATGGGCATATAAATTTCAATCTATACCCGTTATCTTTCAAGTTGCCTCTTTGTTGGCTACACTCACTCACCCCGGTCACATAGTTACCTATGCTCCCGGGGATTCGCTCCCTTGCCGTCGCGATGCATCTTGAAATCCATAGGGTATATATACTTTGTGAAACTATGTCATCTAAATAAAGAGAAAAAATCTTCCAATCGATAAAATAAGAAAAACTTATTAATTACAATGGATTGTGATCGGAAAGAAACCTTTTTAACCATTAATTATTTCAATAAAAACAATAATTAATATATTAACACTATCAAATATAGTTCTCAAAAAAGATGAAAAACCACTTTAAATTTTTCTAATCAAAGTGTACTGTTCTTATATACAGTTATGTTATGCGGAGGTAAGTTTGTCAGTGGACTTTCTTATGGAATCAGTAATAGCGCAACGTATTAATTTTATAGCCAGAATGGCAACGAGCTGTGAATGTAATCATGCTGAAGATAAAGAACTTGCTTTAGTTTGGATTGCTGAGTTGTCGACACCACTTGCAAAACAACTTATTAACCACCACGAAACGCTTGAAGAATAAATGCGGCAGATAAATGTGGGAATTCTGTATGATAAATAATCTAAAGTTTCTAAATTGATAATGATTGCATTGGAAAATGAGCTGAGAAATAGACTTTGCCTATGAATTCAGCAAATTTTGGAAGATATGATTAATTATTAAATTAGCCACTGAAAAGTGGCTTCTTGCTTCTCATTTGTACTGTTTCCTTAACAATATTGTTTCATTGTTTCTCTCCCACTATTCAGCGCACCATAACACTTTAAATTAACAATATTGACTAAATTAGAGAGGGTATACCTAATGAAAATAATTGCACAGCAGAATGATACTGTTGATGCTTTATGCTGGCGTCATTATGGTCGGACTCAAGGTATGACAGAACAGGTATTATTAGTTAACCCAAGCTTGGCCGAGTATGGTGTAACTCTGCCACATGGTACAGAAGTTGAGATGCCGGAAATTATGACAGCTACAACGAAACCTATTTTGCAACTATGGGATTAAAGATATCCATCCTAAATTAGCGGTTTTTAAATAGAATTATCACTCTATATCAGGAAATTAAACTTATCTATTCTGGCTAGATAAATAGTTGAACTGGAACATTATACTTAATATATAATCAATCAGCGTAAATTTGAATTTTTTTAACTATTAGAGTCAAGCTTTAACAAAAGAATTACCTAGTAACATAGATTACATAAAGGCCTTTCTCGATTACGGGAAGGGCTTTTTAATTTATGTTGTTATATTTTCTATTTTCAAGAAACTTGTTTTGTCTTTCTTACAATTCCTCTTTGATGTTGGCAGCTGCCTTTGCTGGCATTCTTTCATACATAAACCCACAACCACCAAATGGCATTTTTCCAAACATGGATACACAACTAACAGAACTTTTGCGCTTATTGCGTAACCTGATCAGAACTGGTGTTGTTACCGAGGTAGATACCACCCGGGGAGTATGCCGAATTGCGACAGGCAATCTCGAAACTGACTGGCGGCCTTGGTTGACAATGCGAGCAGGTAATTCCCGAACTTGGTGGGCTCCCAGCCGTGGTGAGCAAGTTTTGTTATTATCTGTTGGCGGTGAATTGACCACATCCTTTGTATTACCGGCTGTTTATTCTAATCAATTTCCGGAGCCATTGGCTGTTTCTGGAAAAACTGTTGATACTGCTTTTGCTGATCAATTTCCATCAGCATTGCCTGCTTCTGCGGAAGCTGTCCATATTGTCTTCCCTGATGGAGCAGTAATGGAGTATGAACCAGCATTTAGTGCCTTAAAGGTAACAGGTATTAAGACTGCTGTAGTGCAGGCTTCAAATTCTGTAGCAATTGAAGCAACCAATATCTCACTCAAGGCACTCAATTCAATCAAACTTGAGGCAATCAACTCTATCGAACTGACTTCAGTCAACAAAATCGATATGAAAACACTACAAGTCGGAATGAATGCACTGGCGGTAAAAGCAGATGCAGCCAAAGGCATCACACTGGAAACACCAGAGTTTGCTGTAAAAGGAAAAACTAAGCTGGAAGGTGATGTTGAAAATACAGGCGGAAAACTCAGTTCTAATGGTGTGACCTTACATTCTCACCAACATACCGGCGTTATGGCAGGCGGTGCGACAACAGGAGGCCCAGTATAATGATGTACCTTGGAATGAATCGACAAACCGGTCATAGCCTGACGGATCTGGATCATGTACGCCAGTCTGTCAGCGACATCTTACTAACCCCCATCGGTAGTCGTTTGGCTCGTCGTACTTATGGTTCTCTGCTACCTGAATTAATTGACTGGCCACAGAACGCGGCTCTACGCCTGCAAATTATGGCAGCCACCTATACAGCTATTAGCCGTTGGGAACCGCGAATTAATCTGACAGCTATCACCATAAATACCCAACAAGACGGCAAAATGACAGTAGATATATCTGGTCATTATCAGCTGTCCCCTGGGGGGTTTTCTTTATCTATCCCTGTGAGGTAAAACAATGCCGACCATTGATCTAAGCCAGTTGCCGCCACCTGATGTAGTCGAGCCACTAGATTATGAAAGCCTGTTGGCTGAACGTAAAGCCAAATTAATATCTCTTTATCCTGAAGAACAACAGGATGCTATTACTCGAACATTGGAATTAGAATCCGAACCTCTGGTTAAGTTACTTGAGGAAAATGCTTACCGGGAATTGATATTGCGCCAGCGGGTTAATGAAGCTGCTCGTGCAGTAATGTTGGCCTATGCAACCAATAGCGATTTAGACCAGTTAGGAGCGAACTATAACGTTACCCGGGCAGTTATGGAGCCTGATAGCACTTTCCGTGATCGCATCCAAAGAGCCTTCGAAGGGCTAAGTGTTGCAGGGCCAATAGGTGCGTATGAATATCATGCTCTTAAGGTTAATGAAAGTATTCATGCTAATAAAAGCGAATACAAAGGTGAATATCAAACTGTTGCAGATGTTTCCGTCATCAGCCCATCACCAGCCAATGTGACTGTGACTGTTTTATCACGGAAATGGAAATGGGAAAAAGATAAAGAAGATGAGGAAGATAAGGAGCATAACGGTGTAGCTTCACAAGATTTATTAGATAAAGTGATTGTGGCACTTAATGATGAAAACGTCAGACCAGTTGCTGATCGGGTCAAAGTGCAGTCAGCCCAAATAGTGGAATATCAAATTGATGCTGTGCTTTATCTCTATCCGACACCTGAATCTGAGCCTATCCGTAAATTGGCTCAACAAAATATGGATAAATACATGCTAGATCAACATAAGTTAGGCAGAGATATTCGGTTATCTGCCATTTATGCTGCGCTGCATGTCGCGGGAGTACAGCAGGTAGAACTGAGAGCTCCGACGAAGGACATAATTCTGTGTAAAGATCAAGCTCCTTATTGTACTGACGCAAAACTGGAAATAGGTAAAACACAAACTGCTGATTGTTCCAAACCAAATTCAGGTTTGATAGTAGGAGGTTCTGATGAATGACCGCCTGTTACCAACAGGTTCTACGGTTTTGGAGTTGGCTGCTGCTAAGGCATGTTCACAATTGCAAAATATTCCAGTCCCGCTTCGCCAACTCTGGAATCCTGATACTTGCCCTGAGGAATTATTACCCTATCTAGCATGGGCGTGGTCGGTTGATCGCTGGGACGAAAATTGGTCGGCAAACACTAAGCGGGAAGTGATAAAAAATTCGCTGTTTCTGCATAAACACAAGGGAACCATTGGTGCCGTCCGTCGCGTGGTAGAACCGCTTGGTTATCTCATTCAAATAAAGGAATGGTGGCAGAACAATGAAACACCGGGCACATTCCGGTTGGCGATAGGGGTACAGGAAAACGGGATCACCGAAGAAACTTTTTTAGAGCTGGAACGACTAATTTCTGATGCCAAGCCTGTAAGTCGTCATTTGATAGGTTTGTCAATCAATCTGGATGTTAAGGGCGAATTTTATTGTGCTGCGACGAGTTATAGTGGAGATGACCTCACTGTTTACCAATATCTCCCTGACATCATTACAACTAGCGACAATACGCCTTTAGGGGCAGCAATTCATTTGATCGAAACAGATACATTGAGGGTTTCACCATGAAATATTTTGCAATTTTAACTAACCTGGGAGCGGCGAAACTGGCAAATGCTGCTGCTTTGGGGACAAAAGTCGATATTACTCACATGGCTGTTGGTGACGGTGGCGGTAAATTACCAGATCCTGACGTCAATCAGACAAAATTAGTTAATGAAAAGCGTCGTGCTGCAATTAATACATTAGGCGTCGACTCGGTAAACACCAACCAAATTATTGCCGAACAAATTATCCCTGAAAGTGAGGGTGGTTGGTGGATGCGTGAAATTGGTCTGTTTGACAGTGAAGGTAACTTGATTGCAGTAGCAAACTGTCCGGAAACCTATAAACCACAATTACAGGAAGGTTCGGGTAGAACACAAACTATCAGAATGATCTTGATTGTTAGCAATACGGATTCGGTAACGCTGAAAATCGATCCCTCTGTAGTTTTAGCAACTCGTGATTATGTAGATAGCTCTATTCAGAAACATGAAAAAAGCCGTAATCACCCAGACGCCACGTTGACAGAAAAAGGTTTTACAAAACTTAGTAGTGCCATTAACAGTAATGATGAAACTACAGCAGCAACACCCAAAGCAGTAAAAGCGGCTTATGATAATGCTAATAGTAAATTGGCAAAAAACCAAAATGGCGCGGATATCCCAGATAAAAATGCTTTTGTAAAAAACCTTGGTTTGATGGAAAAGCTAATTCCGATAGGTGTACCACTTCCTTGGCCGACGGCCACACTGCCGGATGGGTGGTTGCAATGTAATGGTGCGGCCTTTGATAAAGCGAAATTTCCGGAATTAGCCAAGGCTTATCCTGGTGGTAATTTGCCCGATTTAAGGGGTGAATTTATCCGTGGCTGGGATGACAAGCGTGGCGTTGATCCAGATCGTACATTATTGGTATGGCAAGAAGGGTCTTATTTACTACAGGAAGTTCATCAACCTGCTGATAATGTTGTTAACTTCTCAGTTAATGAGCGTACGAAATTACAGTGGGATACCCCTCAAAATAAAGATATTCAATTAAGAGCTAGAGCTTCTGGAGGTTCAGCAACGACTTGGACTACCAGTGCTAATTATATAGGGGTATCAAGGCCACGTAACGTAGCGTTTAACTACATTGTAAGGGCAGCATAATGCTCATGTCTGTACTTGAAGAGATCCCGGTAGGAATACCACTTCCTTGGCCGACTGACATACCACCAAATGGGTGGGTGAAATGTAATGGGGAAATCTTTGATAAGTCTTTATATCCAAAATTAGCGGAAGTTTATCCTACTGGTAGATTACCCGATTTACGTGGTGAATTTATCCGGGGCTGGGATGATGGACGTGGGGTAGATATTGGTCGATATATATTATCCTCTCAATTAGCAGATATTGCTCCACACAGTCACAGGATTGGACGGATGTGGTCTAACTCAAATGGTGGAATCGAGGGGGTGGGTACACCAAGCTATATTCTCAATAGTGTGCACCAAGGCGTTAACTACGGAATTGATCCTCGCGGATTAGGTGTTGCTATTGGAATGGGAGCTGGTGGTTTCGGTTATATGGATAATGCAATTGCTGCTTCAACAGGAATAGAAACACGTCCACGAAACATGGCATTTAATTACATTGTAAGGATTGCCTGATGAATAAGGTTGTACTGGATAAAAATAATATTGCTATCAGTACTGGAAGTATCGTTGTGTTTAATTACGATGCGATTACGCTGGAATATTTAAACAGTTCTGATGAGTATCTTCCCGTTGGTGTCGGTATTCCTGCCAATTCCTGCGCAGACGCGCCACCTGATACCCAAGAGGGATATGTCGCCTGCCGTTCATCTGATTTGACCGGTTGGCAAATTGTACCAGATTATCGAGGAAAAATAGCTTACAGCACACAAACTGGGGAACAGAAGGAAATCATTAAACCTGGTGAATTACCAGAAATGCTGACATTCAAACAGCCAAGCACCGATTTTGACAAGTGGGATGGTGAAAGATGGGTAACGGACATTGAAGCTCAAAAAGCCGCTCAGATTAAACAGGCAGAACAACAACGTGTCACTCTTCGCCAACAGGCTGATGAAGCCATGACTTTATTACAATATGCTATTGAGACTGAGATGGCCTCAGACGCAGAGAAAACATTATTGCTTGCCTGGAAGAAGTATGTGGTATTACTGAGCCGTGTTGATACTTCAATGGCTTCAGATATTGAGTGGCCGCAAATACCAGAATAATAAAATTATCAAGACCGGGCGTTATTCTGTCTCCGGTCTTTTTTCAGTTAAGGCTATGGCTATGTTGGCCTGTCGATTTTTGATGCTTTTGAAGTATCAACCTGGTTAAGTATGGCTAGGTATTTTTTCCATTCCAATAAGACCTGGCGCATTAGGTAAACACTTATTGATTACCCTAAAAAGCCAGAGTAGAAAAAAGGCCTGCGGTCTGTGAACTGCGGGCCTATATTATTTATACTGGTCGTACAGGCCACTCAATATCTGGTGCTATGGTGGGATCAATGCGGTTTGCTTGCATTCGGTATTTTTTCCAGGCTTTGAGTCGTTCTATCTCTTCCGCAGTTGCTTCGCTCAGATCAATGGCATCCTGTAAGGGGGCAATATTATTGCTGGCAAGGGCTAACAATTCCTCTTTATGTCTTTCTGCTTGAGCAACTAACTCGGCCTTTGTATACTCACGCGGAACAATATCACCATTTATATATTGCCATTTGCCAGAAATATCACAAGAATCAGGCAAATTACTCACCTCAGCTACACTCATTCCATCTGGGTTAAAAGCTGATATATCTCCTGATATTGAACGGATTACATTATTAAAATCATACATTACTTTGATTGTATCAAGGTTAAAGCTTTTCTGGCATTCATACCAGTCTTGGCCGTCTTCTGACTTCAAATAAATGACATTAAAATCCGCAATGAATTTTCTGGCTTGTTTTGAGTCAGGTATGTATTGGGAAAAATTTTTGATGTTCTGCATATATTAATCACCTTACTAAATATTGGATATATTCATCCATATGCCGTTAACCTTCTTCTGTATTGGCCTGCGGTTTACGGTGTCAACTAATTCATCTCTATTTTCATTTATTGCAGCAATAATGGTATGCCCACTTGTGTCTTTATCTCCGGGACTTTTCCATATTTGCGCACTCTCTTTAGCGCCAAGGCGAATGTCCTGAATATAACGCGTATCTGATTCTGATTTTGTATAAGCACCAATAATCGCAGCGGTTGGTCTATATCCTTCATGATAGACCTGATACCCCCTAACTCGAAGATTATCAGATTTCAAGCTCATCCATTCATTGGTTGGCCCTCCAGAGAGAGCATGCTGCCATTTGAAATATTCGTTACCATTATCCCCCGTTCTAAACCACATATAGGAGTCTGTATCATTATCTCCTGTGTCTTTAAAACCGACAGAGGCGAAGTCGGTGTGTCTGTTCCAACTCAGCATAGAGTCAGTAGTAATAGTTATGTCACCTGTTACACTGCCTCCGCTACGTTGCAACGCGTTTGCGGCTTTGGTAACGGTTTCCACCAAACCAAGATTTTTCAAAACTCACTAATCCGTGAGATTTCCGAAAGAATAGTTTCGTATCGGCACTAAGCAGGAGTATATATGGCAAAGATTGGCTATATCAGGGTGCCAATAAATGACCAGAACAGTGATTTACAGAGAAATGCGTCGATGTGTATAAATTATCACCTATTTTTGTAGAGAAAATCTGTGAAAAAATAATCAATAAACAGAGCTAAAAGTTTACGACAGAAGAAACAGATATTGATTTAAGAGGTTTCCTTTTCCACTATCTATAAAGTACAAGCAATTAAATTATTAGAAAAAATAATAAATTAACCAACCTGATTTGTATCATCTCCCACACATTTCCCATCGAATGATTTAATAATTCGGATACTTCAACATAGCGGGACACCTTAATAGGAGAACCGCTAATATGGCACAAGAATATCATCACGGCGTCCGTGTAGAGGAAATTAACGAAGGCACACGCACCATAACCACTGTTAGCACCGCTATTGTCGGTATGGTCTGTACTGGTCCTGAGGCAGACGAAAAAACTTTTCCATTAAACACTCCGGTTTTGATTACTGATGTTTCGATGGCAATTGGCAAAGCGGGTAAAACCGGTACATTGCCTCAGGCACTTAAAGCTATCTCAGACCAGTCTAAACCCGTTACTGTTGTTGTCCGTGTAGCACAAGGTGAAACGGAAGAACAAACTACCAGCAACATCATTGGTACTACAACTAATGAAGGTAAGAAAACCGGTATACAGGCACTGTTGGCAGCACAAAGCCAATTAGGTGTGAAGCCACGTATTCTGGGGGTTCCTGGGCTGGATACAAAGGCTGTTGCTGTTGAGTTGGCGAGTATCGCATACAAGCTGAGAGCAATGGCTTATATCAGCGCCTATGGCAGTAAGACTATCTCAGAAGTTATCGAATATCGCAAAAACTTCAGTCAGCGCGAACTGATGCTGATTTGGCCTGATTTCCTGAGTTGGGATACTGTTGCTAATAAAGAGACTATCGCCTACGCTACTGCTCGTGCACTGGGTTTGCGCGCAAAAATTGATGAAGAAACAGGTTGGCACAAAACACTGTCCAATATCGGTGTCAATGGTGTGACCGGTCTTTCAGCAGACGTATTCTGGGATCTTCAAGAGCCAGCAACAGATTCAGGTCTGCTAAACCAAAATGGTATCACAACACTTATCCGTAAAAATGGCTTCCGTTTCTGGGGTTCCCGTACCTGTGCTGATGACCCATTGTTCCAGTTCGAAAGTTACACTCGTACCGCTCAAGTATTGGCTGACACTATGGCGGAAGCGCATATGTGGGCGATCGATAAACCACTTACTCCTTCACTCGTACGAGACATTATCGAAGGTATTAACGCTAAGTTCCGCGAACTGAAATCTGGGGGTTACATTATTGACGGTCAGTGTTGGTATGACGAAAACGCCAATGATAAAGACACCTTGAAAGCGGGTAAATTGACCCTCGATTACGACTATACACCTGTACCACCACTGGAAAACATGATGTTACGCCAGCGTATTACAGATCGTTACCTGATGGATTTCGCGAAAAGCATAAACGGCTAAGGGGACACAGATGGCATTACCTCGCAAACTTAAATTCCTGAACTTGTTTAATGATGGCAATAGTTATCAGGGAATCGTGGAAGAACTTACTCTGCCTAAGCTGAGTCGTAAACTGGAAACCTATCGTGGCGGTGGTATGAACGGTAGCGCAACCGTGGATTTAGGCTTGGATGAAGGTGCATTGGACGTTGAATTTACTCTGGGAGGTATGGAAGCTCAACATTATCGGCAATGGGGTCTGACCAAAGCCGATGGCGTAATGTTGCGCTTTGCGGGCTCCTGCCAGCGCGATGATACCAGCGATGTGATTGCTGTTGAAATCGTGATGCGTGGCCGTTTCCATGAGTTTGACCACGGTACTTATAAGCAAGGAGATAATACTCAGACCAAAATCAGCGCTAAAAACACCTATTTCAAATTGACATGGGACGGTGAAGTTCTGATCGAAGTGGATACCGTTAACATGGTTGAAGTCGTTAATGGTGAAGATCGCTTGGCAGATCACCGTCGCGCTATGGGTCTTTAATCTAATCGGATAAACAAGGTTGAACCATGACAGAAACACTAATTACTCAAAACGACGAGCAGCGCACAATCGTATTAGAAGAACCGCTTGCACGTGGTAGTAGCAACATCACTGAAGTGGTGGTGCGCAAACCGAACAGTGGCGCGCTGCGTGGTGCTCGGCTACAGGCTTTGCTGGAGATGGATGTGGATTCAATGATATTGGTTTTGCCACGTGTTACCACACCAGCGCTCACTAAAAGCGACTTGTTGTCAATGACACCCGGCGATCTGATTAATCTCAGTGTTGAGGTGGTCAATTTTTTGTTACCGAAGTCGGCGAAGTCCGGTTTCCAGACCGACTAACCGTAGATGAATTGGTGGCAGATATTGCCACCGTTTTCCACTGGTCTCCGGCAGTGACAGATGAAATGTCACTACCGGAATTACTGGACTGGCGACATCGGGCCATCTTACGAAGTGGTGCAGAAAATGAGTAATACACAGTCACAGCTTAAATTGGTAATACAGTCCGTTAATAAGCTGACCAGCGCCTTGAAATCTGCCCAGCGAAATAATAAAAGGTTGGCGGATTCTCTCCGGCAAAATCGCGATGAATTCAAGCGATTAAATCAGACTTATGAAGCAATTAAACCTTATTCTGCTCCTGAATATGCGCAGGAAACTGCGCATACCAGTAACAAAAAGGAAGAAGATCGCGGTGAAGGTCGTTATAGCAAAATCAAAGAGCTTCGTGACCGCGTTAGCCAATATGGTGCTAGTGCAAAATCAGCCGGTAGCAAGATACTGACAACCAGTAAAAACTTTCTGATGCCGGGTTATGATCTTCATGTTCAAATGTCTAAAATTCAGGCACAAACCAATATTGAAAAAAATTCTCCTGAATACACTATGTTGCTCAATCAAAGTCGTGAGTTGAGCAAAAGTACAGGGATTCCTGCCAGCCAGATTGCACAGGGACAGAGCCTGTATGCCTCCAAGGGGTATTCTCCTGACCAGATAAAGAATGTGATGCCTGGTGCGGTATTAATGTCGCAGGCAAGCGGTACAGATTTCGCCAATGTGGTTGATATTAGTACTAATGTACTGGAAGGGTTTAAATTACAATCCGAGGAGATGGGGCATGTTAGTGATGTTTTGACGGCAACGCTTATTGGCTCAAAAACAACGTTGGCGGGATTGGGTGACACCATGAAATCTGTCGCTCCAGCGGCCACTTCTTTGGGGATTGATATTGAAACCGTTGCGGCTGCTACAAGAAAGCTAAGTGATGCCAATATTAAGGGAAGTGAAGCTGGAGAGGCTTTGAGCAATGTACTAAGTCGGTTGGCTGAACCGCCTAAAGCTGCCGCCGCCGCATTGAAACAACTAGATATTAAGACTCGTGATGCTAAAGGTAATTTACGGCAATTACCTGATATTCTCGTTGAACTAGATAATAAAACCCGTTCAATGAACGGTAAACAACGTACGAGTTATTTCACCGCAATTGGTGGTGAAAACGCTGTTCCTGCTTTGGATATATTGGTAAATCAAGCAGGGCAGGGAGGATTGCAAACTTTTATCGCTGGACTAAAAAATGTTCAAGGTGAATCCCAAAAAGTTGCATCTGTAGTGACGAATAATCTCACTGGTGATATCCAAAAACTCAATGCCGCTTGGAGTAATCTGGGCGTTCAGATGTTTTCTGGCGTAGAAGGTCCTACAAGAGAAGTCACTCAGCAAGTAACAAATGTAGTCAATAAAGTCAGTGAATGGATGGAAGCCAACCCACGCTTGGCTGCAACGCTTGCGACTATTACAGTAGTGGTCGGAGGCATGTTAACTGTTTTTGGCGCATTGGTACAGGCGATCGCTTCAATATTACTTCCGTTAGCTGTGGCGAAATATAGTCTTACTTTCTTTGGTAGTACTGGTGTGAGAGCGCTCGGATTAGTCGGGAATGCTCTGAAAATGTTGGGTAGCACCATGATGATCGTTGGTCGTTTGATGATGGCTAACCCAATCCTCGCCATTATTGGTGTAATTGCTATGGCGGCTGTTTATATTTGGCAAAACTGGGAAACATTGGGGCCGAAATTTTCTCAGCTTTGGGAAAATATTAAAATTAGCCTAAGTGAGAAATGGGAATCCATTAAACAGAGTGTTTTGCAAACTTGGGAAAGTATTAAAACTAATATCAGTAATGCCTGGGAATTAGTTAAGCAGAACACGTTGGATATCTGGGAGAATATTAAAATATCGATTTCGGATAAATGGAATGAAATTATTGCCGGCATAATGAGTCTGCCCGATAAATTTAAAGAGTTCGGAACTGCGATAGTTAATAGTTTGCTAGATGGGATTAATGAAAAATGGGAAGCCCTGAAACAGAAACTGACTTCATTGTCTGAGTATCTCCCTGATTGGATGCGGTCAAAGGAGGATATTTCAAAAGACGCCAGTAATAATATGAGTCCTAATGTTAGTTCGGTTCTGCCCAAACATGATAAGGGGGGCATTATTCCGGTTGGCCGATTTGGTATTGTTGGTGAATATGGACCAGAGATTGTTACTGGCCCTGTTAATGTGATTAGCCGCCGACAGACTGCTAAACTTGCTGCCGCTGCGGCATTTTCTTTGAGCGTAATGGCGCCTTCTGCCGCAGCCAGAACCGCACCATTGCATGTTCAGAGCTTACCGGTTCATGCTTATCCTCAGATTCAGGAAAAGAAAGCGGACAAACGTCAGATGGTAGAGTACCGCAGTGAATCACCGGTCTATCATATAAATATCTATGGTGCGCCGGGGCAATCTGCGCAGGATATTGCAGCAGCGGTTAGGCGCGAATTGGATGATCGGGAACGTAAACAGCAGGCGCGTTTACGCAGTTCATTCTCTGATAGAGGAGAATTCTAATTATGATGGCTGCACTGGGTTTATTTGTTTTTATGTTGAAAACCACACCATACCAAAGTATGCAACATCAGCAGTCATGGCGGCATGCTTTTAACAGCCGTATCGGGATGCGGCCTGCCTGGCAATTTCTGGGGCCGGATAACGACACAATGACACTTTCCGGTTCGTTATATCCAGAAATTACCGGTGGTCGTTTATCATTGACGGTACTACAAGTGATGGCTGATAGCGGTAAAGCTTGGTCCTTTATAGATGGCAGCGGCACGGTTTACGGTATGTTTGTCATTGAGAGTATCGACCAGACAAAAACTGAATTTATGTCGAATGGTTCTGCCCGCAAAATTGATTTCACATTGACATTACGGCGAGTGGATAGTTCTCTAAGTGAAATGTTCGGTGATCTTCAGGAACAATTCTCTATGCTTACAGACAATTTGTCAGATAGGGTCAGAGAGGTGTTGCCATGACATCTGAATTTGGCAGAGGTTCCGAAAAAGGCAGTGCACCGGCATTTCTTTTGGAAATTGACAATAAAGATATCAGCGGGCGCATTCAATCGCGCCTAATGTCACTAACGATGACAGATAATCGTGGCTTTGAAGCCGACCAGCTTGATATTGAACTGGATGATGCAGATGGAAGTTTAGTGCTACCTTCCAGAGGTAATGTAATTTCATTGGCGTTGGGATGGCGTGATCAGCCACTGATTAGTAAAGGGCGTTTTACTGTGGATGAAATTGGTCACAGTGGAGCACCGGACAAATTAACGATTCGTGCCCGTAGTGCTGATTTCCGTGAATCTCTCAATATGAGACGTGAAGAGTCTTATCATGAGAAAACGATAGGGGATATTGTCCATACTATCGCTGCTAGAAATAACCTTACCGCCGATTTGCATCAGGATATTGCGAAGATATTTATTAACCATATTGATCAGACGAATGAGTCAGATGGTAGTTTTCTTACGCGCTTGGCAAGGCAAGAAGGGGCAATTGCTTCAGTAAAAAATGGTAAGTTGATATTTATTCGGCAGGGACAGAATAAAACAGCCAGTGGTGCGGTTATCCCTGCATTGGTGATTACACGTCGGTCAGGTGACAACCACAATTTTACGCTATCTGACCGAGAGGCTTATACTGGCGTGGTAGCAAACTGGTTGGATGTCCGTAAACCGGAGAAAAAACATACCTTAACCGTTGAGCGAAAAAGTCAGAAAAATGCTGATAAATTAACCTTTTATTTAGTAGGTAGCAAAGATAACGTATTGGAACTTTCCCGTACTTATGCTGATGAAGTCAGTGCTAAACGTGCTGCCAAGGTTGCCTGGGAGAAAATACAACGTGGGGCAGCGACGTTTTCGATTCAATTGGCTCAGGGGCGTGCAGATCTCTACCCTGAAATACCAATCAAAGTTACCGGCTTTAAACCAGAAATAGATGCCGCTGAATGGACATTAACGACAGTTACCCACACGGTGAATGGATCTGGTGGTTTTACAACAGCACTGACTCTGGAATTAAAAATTGATGATCTCGACATGAAATAATTGTTCTTCAAATGAGATCTCATTGTTATATTGTTCGCATAATGAGAGTTCATGTTTTAGTTAAAGGTAAAAAATATGATCAAGTGTCCTCTTTGTGGTAAAGCTGCTCATGCACGCAGCAGCTTTGAGCATTCCTGCCATACAAAAGAACGTTATAATCAATGCCAGAACATCAATTGTGGTGCTACTTTCGTCAGCCATGAAACGTTTGTCCGTTTTATTTCCAAACCGGGTGAAGTGATAAGTGTTAAGCCGCATCCCAAAGAAAAAACTAAAACTCAATTGAATGTGACTTGAAAATTAAAAGTTAATAGTAAATATTTGCCACCAACAGGTGGCTTTTTACTTGGATGCCAGATTTGTTATATATCTTGCTGCTAGTTACGTTGCTAAATATCTTGTGAATTAGTTAATAAATTCACTTGCGTCCCTGGTCATATTTTGTCAGCTTTGGTGTAATCAGAATCACTGATCAACACTCACCAAAGTAGGACAATAATGATGAAAAATGTGGGCTTTATCGGCTGGCGCGGTATGGTCGGCTCAGTATTAATGCAGCGTATGATTGAAGAGCAGGATTTTGATGTTATTCGTCCGGTATTCTTCACGACATCACAATACGGACAGCCAGCACCTGATTTTACTGGTCAGCAAGGTACGTTACAGAATGCTTTCGATATCGAAGCTCTTGGTGTTTTGGATATTATTATTAGCTGTCAGGGGGGAGATTATACTAATGAGATTTATCCAAAGTTAAGGGCAACGGGTTGGCAGGGATATTGGATTGATGCAGCGTCAGCGCTGCGTATGAATGATGATTCCATTATTATTCTTGATCCAGTTAACCATACGCATATTCAGCAAGGTCTTAATAAAGGCATAAAAACTTTTGTTGGTGGTAATTGTACCGTTAGCCTAATGTTGATGTCTTTAGGCGGCTTATTTGCTAATGATTTAGTTGAATGGGTTTCTGTTGCAACTTATCAGGCGGCTTCTGGTGCTGGTGCTCGTCATATGCGGGAATTGCTGGTTCAGATGGGATCTCTACATACTCAGGTAGCAAAAGAGTTGCAAGATCCGGCATCGGCTATTCTGGATATTGAAAGAAAAGTAACGGATTTCACCCGTAGCGGAGTTATGTCAACTGAGCAATTTGGCGTGCCGTTGGCTGGTAGTTTGATTCCGTGGATTGATAAACAACTTGATAATGGTCAAAGCCGTGAAGAGTGGAAAGGGCAGGCAGAAACCAATAAGATTCTCAATACCGGTAATAATATCATTACTGTGGATGGTTTGTGTGTGCGTATTGGGGCATTGCGTTGCCACAGCCAAGCATTTACTTTGAAATTGAAAAAAGATATTTCGGTTCCTGAAATTGAGCAATTGCTGGCTGTACATAATGACTGGGTTCGTGTTATTCCAAATGATCGCGAATTAAGTATGCGTGAATTAACCCCAGCTGCTGTAACGGGAACTTTGAATACGCCTGTAGGGCGTTTACGTAAGCTGAATATGGGCCCAGAGTATTTATCTGCTTTTACTGTAGGTGACCAATTGTTGTGGGGAGCTGCAGAGCCTCTGCGTCGTATGCTACGTATCTTAGTTTAATCATTTTAATATATTTATTTGTGTGAAAATCCACTCGTTATTCGAGTGGATTTATCTATATGGCATTTGATGGTTCTGTTGATTGTTTGTTACTCATAATGAGTCCTAATTGGAGTGACACAATATCATGTCAAACTCTTCTTTGGGTCATTACATGTGCTTGGCCACATTGGAATGTCAATTAGGGACTGGTGAACGGTTACATATTTTGTGTTAGGCGATACCATTCCAGCATAGGTGAGATAGTTATTTTCAATCTGATAACTGAGTCGCATCTTATGAAATTATGTGCATTTTTATATTGAGAAATATGCTCGACAATGTAACCGTAATTCCCCAAGTCAACGAAATAAGTTTAAAAGGCGGGTTAGAGGGATGGCTATTGGGCTCAAATATTCTTTGGCTAGGTATTCGCCAAAGTATGCTCCGACCTTAGGAATTGATCAACAACGCCTCACCGTTTCCCAGTAGTCAACATGGATTACTGAAAGTGGAGCACAATTAGGCACAGTTATTTACTGTAGGAATATAGATGGGCTTCGAATTTAGCGTATTGCTTAATCGCCTTTGAGGGTGGGTTAACTATTATATTAATAAGCGTGGTTACCTAGTGCGCATTAATCTGAAAGTGGAGGCTAGGCGAAAAAGTTAAATATTCTAATTGTTGGTTGTGGTTATGCTGCAGACTTCTATGTGTCAAATCTTAATAACTATGAATGCCTAAATATTGTTGGCTGTGTCGATAGAGATAGCAATCGACTTGAAGCTTTCTCAAACTATCATAGTTTCGATGCTTACTCTTCGGTAAGCGATGCGTTAGAAAATGTAAATGTTGATATATTGCTAAACTTGACGAATCCAGAAGAACACTACAATGTGTCACTGGAAGCTGTGACTAATGGAATTTCAGTATACAGTGAAAAGCCATTTACTATGGGCATTACAGAATCAAGAAAATTGGTAGAAGTTTCCAAAAATAATAATTGTATTATAACAAGCGCACCCTCCTTATTATTAAATCCTCCAATCATCAAGGTAATGGAGATATTGAGTTCTGGCGAAATTGGAGAAATACGTTTAATTAAGAGTGCTATCCATGAGGGACCAGTTCATAAAATGAACTTTGGTAGTTGGGTTAGTCTTTCAGGAGCACCTTGGCCGGCAAAGAATGAATTCGAAGTTGGTTGTGGCTTTGAACATGGTTCTTATGTGATTGATCTAATTCTGGCTTTAATGGGGACGCCAGATAGTATGAACTATAGCTCTGCCTTAATCTACCCGGATAAAGAAGTTACAGATTCACCTGCTCCTGATTGGATTGATCTTACTTTGGAGTATGGTGATAGTAGAAGAGCAAAAATTGAGCTTAGCATTGTTGAAAGTGAGGATCATAGCTTTCGGATAATTGGAGATGAAGGTGAAATAATAGTTGAAGATTTATGGATGGCGAACTCTCCAATAATTTTAAGGAAGAATAAAGAAGATAAAATCGACCGCCCACCAGAACACTTTTCTCTAAGAAAAATGCTTCACCCTCACAAGATAGACAGAAGATATGATGATACTCACTTTATTGACCAAGCTACTGGCGTCTTAGACTTAGCCACTTCACTAAATTACAAATTAGAACCTTTACTTGATATTAAACGGTCTTTGGAGTCCATCAATATCATAGAAACTATAATGACGAATAGTAAATTTAGGCCGCTTACTAAAATGAATGAGACGCTATTAGATATCGAATTATTTTCATCAAGGGTAAGGAGATTCTTCTTATGATAACTCTAGGGATTAGCGGTAGTTTCGAAACATTTGAAATACCTGTTATTGGGGATATACCAAATTGGTTTGGTCATGATGCCTCAGCTGCAATCATCAAAGATGGTAAGGTTGTTGCGGCTGTGGAACAAGAGCGTCTGGATAGGATTAAACACTCTAATCAGTTTCCTATTGATGCCATTGTTGAGTGCTTAAAAATAGCACAAGTTGAAATAACTGATGTTGACAAAATTGCATTTTATTTTGAAGAGTTAAATACAGATACTGGACTTGGCTTACAATATATTGAAAGAAAAAGTCTCGAGGTCGAAACTTCTAGAAGTTTAATTAACAAGATACTTGTGCGTAAATTTGGTGAAGAAGTTAAAGATATCCCAATTGAATATGTACGTCATCATGACACCCACGCGATCATGGCGGCTGAAAACTCTGGCTTCGATAGTTCATTAGTTGTCATAATAGATGGAAATGGAGAAGATGAGTCTACATCAATCTACTCATATATCGATGGGGTTGTTAGAAGTATATATAGATATCCAGTTTCTTCATCACTGGGAAGATATTATCTCGATTGTATATCTTTACTAGGATATGAACGATTTGATGAGTATAAGGTAATGGGGTTGGCTTCCTATGGCAAACAAAATCAATTTGATGAACTTTTCGAAGAACTTATAAATTTTGAAAAAGGTGGAAAGGTTTCATTTAATCATACAAATATACTTGCTTACTTTTTAGATAGAGGTATCTTGCCAAGAAGAGAAAATGAATATATTTCAAAAAGTCATCAAAACTTTGCGCATTCCATACAAAAATACTTGGAAAAGATGGCATTTCATATAATATCTTTCTGGTCAAAGAAGCTAAATCAAAGAAATCTATGTCTCAGTGGTGGGGTAGCTCTAAACTGTACATTGAACGGAAAGCTCGCCTTTAGCGAATTGTTTGATAATATTTTTGTTCATCCGGCCTCACACGATGGTGGAAGTGCTGTCGGTGCAGCTATGTGCGCAATGTATCCTGACGCTAGGATTAATGGAAATAAACTCGACAATGTTTACTTAGGACCCGATATAAATAGTAAACATGCGCTTGAAATAATAGATAGAAATCAAGATATCATAGAAGTTATTAATGCTGAAGATGAGTTTCAGTTTCTTGCGAATGAAATTAGTAATGGCAAGATAATAGGATGGGCTAGAGGTAGAATGGAATATGGTCCAAGAGCTCTTGGTAGTCGTAGTATTCTAGCTGATCCCAGACCTATTGAATCAAAATATAGAACTAATCGAATTATTAAGCAGAGAGAGTCCTATCGCCCATTTGCACCCATGGTGTTGGTGGATGAAATTTCAGATTGGTTCCTAGTTCCAGATTGTAAAGTGAACTTGGAGTATATGGTATTTAATCTCCCGGTTGTTAAAGAAAACCAACAAAAACTTGCAGCTATAACACATATAGACAATACAGCGAGAGTTCAAGCTGTTGGAGAATATAATAAAGACATCTACCAGCTAATAAAGAATTTTAAAGAAATTACAGGGGTTCCTGTTTTATTGAATACCTCATTTAATGTAAATGCGGAGCCAATTGTATGTGATGCGTATGATGCTATACAATGCTTTCTACTTACAGACTTGGACTATTTGGTTGTCGGCGATTTCATTATTAAGAAAAGAATTCGTGGTGATAAGCTATACGAGTTATTGCGACCAATAAAAAAAGAGTTTGTAACTACTATCAAAAAAGCTACAAGTGAATCCTGTTCATATTACATCAATATAGCAACATACAGCGAGCGGGTTACAGAGACAGAGTTGTCCTGTTTTGATGTCGCTGATGGCATTAAAACAATTAGTCAACTTCTACTTGATGGACGTATTCGAGAAGGCGATATCATAAGTGCCTACAAACGGTTGTTAAGCAAAAGGCTATTAAATTTGGTGTTATAGGAGGATGCATGAAACCTTTTGAGATGAATTGGCCGGTGTGCGATGTTGACCTACTAACTGATGTAGAAGGAGCACTTAGATCTACGCGTTGGACGTTGTCAGGCCAGTCTGAAACATTGCCATACTTTAGTACTCTTTTCTCAAGAAGATGGGCAGACTACATAGGTATTAAACATGCTATTCCATGCACTTCTGGAACAGCGGCGTTATCCATCGCTCTTGAAACCATAGGTATCTTGCCTGGAGATGAAGTCATAGTACTAGGTATGACTTGGGTTGCAGTTGCCCAAGTTGTATATAATCTAGGTGCTATTCCCGTTTTGACTGATATTGATCCTTTAACCGGACAAATATCAGAGAAGGCAATACGAGAGAATATTACCCAGAACACCAAAGCCATTATTTTGGTACATGCTTATTGCGGCATGGTAGATGTGAAAAAAATTGGTGCTATTGCAAATAAATATGGTTTAAAAGTTATTGAAGATTGTTCACAAAGCCATGGGGCGACGTGGAAATCAAAGAAGGCTGGCTCTTTTTTTGATATATCTGTATTTTCTACCCAGCAATCAAAACTACTTACTAGTGGAGAAGGTGGGATTATTGCTACTAGCTCGGATGTTTACTATTCCATAATACAAAATTTGATGATGGATGGGAGAGCTAAAACTGATAGCGTAAATCCAAGAAATCTTATGGTTATTTCCGGTAATGGAGAAGTGCAAGGAAGGAACTACAACATTACTGAGATGCAGTGTGCCATTTTGTTAAACGGTCTGAAAAGATTAGATGGCGAGAACGAAAAGCGACGTTTAAACGCCATGATTCTTGATGACTGCCTTAGAAAAAATAAAATATGTAATATCCTTGATGCAGACGAAAATATTGATCAAAGAGTATATTGGCGTTGTGTCGTTGACTTCAATTGTGAAGTTAAAGATGAACAAGCACAAGCAATATCGAACTATTTCTCAGAGAAATATCGAATACCTTTTGAAAGGCTTGATAAACCTTTAAATAACAATCCACTCTACCAACCAAGTCGAGTTGATAGAAACAAGTATTATAGCCATTTCGAAAGACTGAATAGTATAAGTTATAAGCTTCCAGGTGCTGAGAATTTTTACAATCGAACAATGGCGTTCCCTCATCAAGTGTTACTTCAATCGGAAGATTGGATAGTTGATTTTGCAAAAGAAATAAATAAGGTTGCACATAAATGTCAAGTTGGTTTGTGATTCCTCATCATGCAAAGAGCAAACGAGATAGTGATTATCTGGTTGAAACCTTATTTTCAATACATGCTCAGTCAACCCCAGATTGGTGCGTTGTAATAGTGAATGATAATTCAAGTTTCTATGATCGATTGAATGTTAGAATAAAAGACTATTTGCCGAGCGATATAATTGATAATAGATTTCATTTTATAGTTAACGAGAAGAGGGGGGAGGTATCATCAGCAAGAAATATTGGTGTCAAGTATGCTCACAAATATGGTGCCAATATCATTTTTTTCAGGACGATGATGATATTGCGCATCCATATCGTATAGAGAAAACGTTATGTGCTGCAGAACAGATTAATCAATCAGACTTAATTATTAGCACAACCTTTACCGGAATCGATGAAAGTGGTAATTCGGTTTCTCTCGAAAACTTTAGGAGTGATATGCTCGACGTCGCTGTTCAGCATAGTCGGTATACTCCAGAAGGAAGCAATAAATACCTCGATATGATAAGGCACTGTGGGTACATATTCCCGACGTCAGGCACGGCAGTCAATGTTGACTTGGCGCTTAGATGTCCATTCCCAGACTTTTCAGTTTCGGAAGATCATGTCACTTGGATGAATATGGTTGCGGGTGGGGCATTTATTAAAATACTAGAAGATATTCCATTTAAATATAGGTTCAAAGGAGATGCTGTGCATCGTCCTGATACCTTTTTGGAAGAAAAGTATAAGAACGATATTGAAGGCTTTATAATCTCAATGAATTCATATATTGAAAAATTTGGTGCTTATTTCAATATTAACGAGGTTATTGAAGAATTCCTAAACAGATTAAATAATTGTTTATCTGTACAAGGAAACTATACTCTATCAGATATGTATAATTTTAAAGCCTCTTTTCTTGAAATAAAAAGTAAGATCAAGGAGTAAGAAATTTATGACTCTAAGTATAATCATCCCTTCTTATAACAAAAAAGAAAGCCTAATGTCCTTGCTCTCTTTACTAAACAAGCAAAGTGCGGACTTTAGTGACTTCGAAGTAATAGTTGTAGATGATGGTTCTAGCGATGAGACTTGTCTCGCTGTTACTAAACAAGTTTACAACTATAAACTCAAGTATATATATGTACCTGACGAAGGTTTCCGTGTAGCCCGAGCGAGAAATATTGGAGCTAAAAATGCAAAAGGGGAGCTACTGGCTTTTGTTGATGCTGACGTACTTTTGCCAAGCGATTTCGTTAAGAGCGTGATTAAGTTCCATATATCTAACCCACAATCAGTTTCGATTGGAAATGTATACGGTCTGTACTCTGAAAATAAGTGGGATCTAAAGGTTGACCTAGATGATGTAGACAGCACAATTAAAAGGATGAAAGAACTGGGTGTTGGCAAAGATATTCGCCAAAGCTCGTACGCGAGATTCGACTATAAATTGTGCTCCATGCCTGCACCTTGGGTTTTTTTATGGGGAACAATATTTAGTGTAGAAAAAGAACTCTTTGAAAAAGTGGGCTGTTTTGATGAACATTTTAAATCATGGGGTGGTGAAGATATTGATCTTGGTTTCCGGCTACACAAAGCTAATTCTCAATTTCATTTGTTTGAGGGGATAGAAGGTATACATCTGTCTCATCCAGAGGATGATGATGCAAACTATAAGACCAACTTGGAAAATAAAAAGTATATTTCTGAGAAGTATAGTAATGAAATGACTGATTGGCTTATAAAAGAAGAGAATATATTCAAATTAGGTAGATTCACATAATAAGTGCAACATCGTTAATCTGGAAGTAAACATGTTCGTATTCCCTTAAATAATTCATTCGGTGTTTTCCTACCCCGTGTTTTTCGGGGGCGATTATTTAATCGGTTTACCACAAAATTTATTTCCTGATCAGAGATTTCATTAAAATCGGTTTCCTTTGGAAAGTATTGTCTGATTAACCCATTGATATTCTCATTG